TCAATAAGTACTGTAGGTGGTGGTTCAATGGGAGATTTTTTTGGTATGTTGTCAGGAACGTTTATGAGAGGCATTCCATTTTATATGGTGCCGACTACGTTATTATCAATGGTTGATTCTTCAGTTGGTGGAAAGGTAGGTATTAATTTTGGAAAGGTAAAGAATGCAATAGGAATGACAAATGATCCACAACTTGTTATTATTGATATTGATTTTTTAGATTCATTATCTAAAGAAGAATTTAATTCTGGTATGTTTGAAGTGTTTAAATGTGGATTTTTGAGAGATGAATCTTTATTTGATAATGATATATCTATAGTTGATGTAATTTATAAAAGTTTAAAAGTAAAATTACATTATGTAAAAATAGATTATAATGATTTTGGTGATAGACGGTTTTTAAATTTTGGACATACTATAGGACATGCTATAGAACTTTTGACTAATATAAAGCACGGTGAGGCAGTTGGTTATGGTATGTTATGCGAAATTTATTTATCTTATTTAAATGGGTTATTAAGTATAGATAGTTTTAAACAATGTATAAATAAAATAGATATGGATATATTACCTAAAGTAAATGTAAATCCTGATGAGGTTATTAAAATGGTAAGTTATGATAAAAAGAAAATAGGTAAGTCTATTAATTTTACTTTATTAAAAGATATAGCAAATCCTATTATTTATGATGGTGTAGAAAAATTTCAAATTAAAAAGGCTATAAAAGAATATGTCAATTAAACCAATATGTGATAGATGTAAAAAAGAATTAATAGCTTTTGGAGCAATTTTATTTAGTCCTCCAAATAAGGATGGTCATTGTAAAAAGTTTCATTTATGTAAAAAGTGTTATGAAAGGATAAAAGATGAAATACGCATTTTTAACACCAATATATAATCATATTAGTGGATTAATATTTAAACGATTTTTAAATCTACAAGAATGGTGTCCACAATTAGATGGTAAAATTTATACCGTAGTAGGTAGAACACATGCAGATGCACGAAATTGGTTATGTACTGATGGTGGTGGATTTGCTAATCCCCGTAGTTTAATTAATAAAGTAGATTATTTGGTATGGATTGATGCAGATCAAGACTTCAATTATACTGAATTAAATACATTATTAAAGTATGATTCACCGTTTTGTGCAGGTTGGTATGTAAAAGATTTAAGTGGTACTGCAATGATTGCAGATTGGGATGAAGGTAATTTTAAGAAAAATGGTACTATGAATTTTTGGCATCAAGATGATATAATTAAACAAAAAAAACCATTTGAAGTAGATTATTGTGGGTTTGGTTTCACTAAAGTATCTACTGATATATTAAAAGAAATGGAATATCCGTATTTTAGACAAAAAGTGGTTGAAATAGGCAAATATAAAGAGAATGTATCAGAAGATGCATCATTTTGTCTTGATGTAGCAGAATTAACTGGAATAAGACCAACAATATTACCACAATTAAGAATCAACCATTTGAAAGAATTATTTATTTAGTTAATATTTATAGTAGAACGGAGAACATAAATGGCATTTAGAATAGTAAAACAGATGTATCCAGCACCAAGTGGAAGTGTTAGTGGTAGTAGAACACATACAGATCCTTGGTTTGCAAAAAGAAATGTTTATATTGCATCATCAAGTGATATGCAATTATGGGAATTTAGTACTGAAGCAGAAGCTATTGCTAAAATGAATGAATTAACTGGTTCTGATTCTACCGATAGAAAATATAGGGTAGATGAAATATAAAAAAAAGTTATTTTCAGAAAAGTTTTTGATACTTATTACAAATGAATAACACAAAGGAGAAAAAGTTATGGCCGAATCAAAAGACATAAAATTCACAGACAGTGAATTACAATCTTTACAGGACTTACAAAACTCATATCAACAGAAACAACTACAATTTGGACAGTTGAAGGTACAAAAAATACTTGTTCAACAACAGGTTGATGGACTTGAAACGTCTGAATCACAGTTGGAAGTTGAATATGCCGAAGTTCAAGAAACTGAACGAAAGTTAGTTGAAGAACTTAATGAAAAGTATGGTCCAGGTTCATTAGATCCAGCAACAGGAGTGTTTACTCCTACCCCAGCTACGACTGAAGGAACTGATCAAGACACAACACCAGCAGCAGCTTAAAAATAGTTCTCCCTAAACAGATTGTTTGGGAAATTAGTTTTATATTTATTAGTAAGATAATTATAAAATTAGTTTAGTTATTTAGTATAATTCTTTAACATTAATGGGAGAAAATCAATGGCAGAAAGAATCGTAAGTCCGGGTGTATTTACTCGTGAACGTGACTTATCATTTCTTCCTCAAGGAATTTCCGAAATTGGAGCAGCAATTATAGGGCCGACAATTAAAGGTCCTGCATTTGTTCCTACATTGGTAAGAAATTTCCCCGAGTTTGAAGAGATGTTTGGGTCTACAGATAAACGATATTACACACCGTACGCGGTAGAACAATATTTAAGAAGTGCAGGTGCAGTAACGATAATTCGTGTTCTTAATACAGCAGGATATTCAGCTGATTCACTTGCGATTACTACAGGAGCAAGTGTATCCGCAACATACGCATCAGCATCAATTACAATTACAGCAATAAGTGATGGTGATACATTTACTTTAGTTGGAAGTGATGGGACATATACTTTTGTAGCAGGTGATGCACCGTTACCGTCTGATGTTGGAAACACTTATTTCTTTTTAGGAAGTGGTTCAGTAGCAGACCTTAATACTCGTGTAACTGCATTAGGAACAGAGATAAATGGAAAAGGTGGAGTTACGGGAGCCGATTCTAGTGGGACTTTGATATTATCAGGATCCTCAACAGGAGCAGGAGCTAATAGCTACACATTTACATCTGGTAGTACAACAACAACTCTTGCAGGTGGTACAAATCAAAGTGGTGGTTCAACATTTGCAGTATTAGCACCGTCTTATGGAGGTTCAAGTGGAACTGCAGACTTAGAAGGTAGTACGATTAGTGGTAATTGGTCGGCAGCTACATTGACACTTAGTGGTAGTAATTGGGGTGCAAAAAGCTTAACCTCATACTCATATGGAATTTCATTTGATACAGGAAGTGCAGATTATATTGAAAATGTATTTAGTAAAGACGCACAGGTTCAGAAATCTGGTCAAAATACAGTAGCAGCTTATTTGTATAAGAATTTTAAGTACGCTCAAAGTAGCAATAGCTATTCCTCAAGTGATACTCTAACTGTAGTAGATGGAACTTTGAGTTTAGCAGTAACATATGCAAATGCATCAACACCGTATATTCAATCACAATTGGTAAATGCGACACGATATAATTTGTTTAAGATTAATACACGTTCTCATGGTTCAGATGTGAATAATAAATACAAAGCAGTTGTGCAGAATGTAAAAGCAGCCGGTACAATTGCAGGTAGTGATTATGGTACATTTTCAATACAACTTAGACAAACCGGATTAAATGATAACAACCTAACAAAAGATAATATCTTAGAACAATGGGATGGTTTGAATTTTGATCCAGAGAGTCCAAGTTACTTTGCAAGACGAATTGGTGATAGGTATGTAACGATAGATGCAAATGGTAAACTCACTTATAACGGTGATTGGCCAAATCTATCTAAACATATTTATGTATCTGATTTTTCAGATATTGCAGATAAATCTGTTCCAGCGGCAGTTGTTCCAATGGGACATGCAGCAGTTAATAATCCATTTGGTAGTGATGATTCAACAGTTCCAGCGTGGACAATTAAGGCATTACAAACGAACGCACAAAGTGAGTTTGATAGTGCTGTACTCTACGGTGTAGATTATTCAAACGCAGACGCAGGTGAATATTTAGCACCAGTTAATTCTTTTGGAAATGGTGCAAATGCTACTATGAGTTTGGAAGATCAACTTGGTCATACAGACGCATCTACACTTGGAACTACTTATTCAGATGGTTCAGAAAAGGTAACTCTTGCACTTTCTCATATTAAACAGAGAAAGTTCGTTGTTCCATTTCAAGGTGGGTTCGATGGAGATAATCCTGCAGTTCCTAAATTAACAGGAGCAAGTATTGTTAATACCAATACTCAAGGATTTGATTGTTCAACATCCTCAACGGGTGGTACGGTAGCTTATAAGAAAGCAATTAACGCTGTAAGTAATCCAGATGAGTTTGATATTAATATGTTAGTAACACCTGGAGTAATTCACGGATTACATTCTAAGATTACAAATCATGGAATATCTAAGTGTGAAGCACGAGGTGATGCTTTCTATGTATTAGATTGTGGTATTCAAGGTGGAACAATTGCAAGTGCAACAAATGCAGTTACCGCTCTTGATACAAACTACGCAGCAACCTATTATCCATGGGTAAAGATTGTTGATAGGAACACATCACTTCCAGTTTGGGTCCCACCTTCTTGTGTTTTACCTGGTGTAATAGCTTACACGGATAAGGTAGCACACGAATGGTTCGCACCAGCAGGTTTGAATCGTGGTGGACTAACAACTGTACTTGAGGCACAGACAAGATTAACACATTCAGAAAGAGATGACCTCTATGAAGAAAGAGTTAATCCAATCGCTTCATTCCCAGGTCAGGGTGTAGTAGTTTGGGGACAAAAGACCTTACAAGGTCGTCCATCAGCACTCGATAGGGTTAATGTACGGAGATTGTTAATTAAACTGAAGAAGTTTATTGCATCGTCAAGTAGATACTTAGTCTTTGAACAGAATACGACAGCAACAAGAAATCGTTTCTTGAATATTGTTAATCCGTTCTTAGAATCAGTTCAATCTAATAGTGGTTTATCCGCATTTAGAGTAGTGATGGATGATACAAATAATACTGCAGACGTGGTTGATAGAAATCAACTCGTTGGTCAGATATTTATTCAACCAACACGAACAGCTGAGTTTATTGTATTAGACTTTGTGGTACAACCTACAGGAGCATCATTCCCTGAATAAGTTTAATCATATAGATTAATAAATGAAAAACCCCTCTTTTTTGAGGGGTTTTTTGTTGCCCAATATATTTATATATGAAGTAGATAGTAAAACTTCTAAAAAACTATGAAAAATGAATATGATAATTTTTTGAAATTTTGATATTTATAGTTGAAGAATTAAACTTATTGGAGATTAAAGATGCCAGAACTATTAGATCCTTCTGAAATAATGTTCACACCGTTTGAACCGAAAACGAAAAATCGGTACATCATGTATATTGAGGGAATACCAGCATATCTTATAAAAACCGCTAACAGACCTTCAATAGCTTTTGAAACTATTGAATTAGACCACATCAATGTAAGACGATATGTTAAAGGTAAAGGTGCATGGGAAGAATTAGAAATTACTTTATATGACCCCGTTGTTCCAAGTGGAGCACAGGCAGTTATGGAATGGGTT